GGTCGTTCGTTCGCCCGATCTTTTTCTAGCCGCAGATTTGTAAGTAGGTTACAAGCCCAAAATCAACTGCAGCGCAATCGCTTATCGCTACAAGTGCATGGTTGTTGCACGTTCCTTACATGGCGCGTAAGCTGCACTTACATGCGCTTAAGGCGTGAATAGAGGCCCGCAAATCCCAAATAAGTTGGAACATTGGTCGGTAGAGCGGCTTAAGCCTTATGAGCTCAACGCCAGGACTCACAGCCCGGAGCAGGTGGCTCAGATCGCGGCGAGCATCCAGGAGTTCGGCTTCACCAACCCGATCCTGGTTGACGGCAAGGACGGCATCATCGCTGGCCACGGCCGGCTGATGGCGGCGAAGGATCTGGGGCTGAAGGAGGTGCCGGTGGTGGTGCTCGACCACCTGACACCGGATCAGAAACGGGCCTATGTGCTGGCGGACAACAAGCTGGCGCTGAACGCCGGCTGGGACGCTGACCTGCTGCAGCAGGAGATCATGGCTCTGAGCGCCGTTGAGTTCGACCTGGGCCTGCTGGGCTGGTCAGAAAATGAGCTGGCGGGGATGCTGGACCCGGAGGGGATCGACCGAGCCGAAGCGCCAGAAGAGTTCGCCGAGGTTGACGACGACATTGAGACTGACCACCGCTGCCCCTCGTGCGGTTACGAGTGGAGCGGCAAGAGCTGACTGGCGCTCTCGCCTGATTCCCTCTATACTGTATACAGCAACCAGGGAGCGTTCCCAATGCAAATCCGTCTCATCCCCCCTTTCAACCGTCGCAAGCCCCAGTGGTCTGTCGCCACCTTCGTCAAGGATCCGATCATGTGCTCCTGGAAGGAAGCCAAGCGCAAACGCTTCGCTGACGCCGACGAGGCACGCGCGTTTGCCGAGGCTCTCGCCGCTAAGAACGACGCGGAGATCATCGAAGTCGCCCCGGTCCGTTGAGACAGCAACTCATCGACATCCTCGCCCCTCTCCCCAGGGGCTTTTTTGTTGCCACATCGGGTGGCATCGACTCCTCCGCTCTTGTCGTCGCGGCGAAAGAAGCCGAAAAAGATCCGCGTGTCATCTCCTTTAGCTTCGACGACTTCGACTCAGATGACTTCCTGAGAGCACGGCGATTAGCCGAGCATTTTAACTGCCCGTTTGAAAGTGTTCGTATGCCGTCGGATCCCTCGCATATCCTTTCCTCAGTTCGGCAACTCATTCGTCAATATCGCCTCAGCAAGAAAGCCCGGATTGAATGCGCTTTCCCTTTTCTGTACTTGGCCCGAGCTATTGACGGGGAAACCCTAGTGACGGGCCTCTGTGCAGATGGGCATTTCGGCCTGTCTAAAAAAGCAATGATCCATTACAGGTATCCGCAAGCAAAATTCGATCAGTTTCGCAATGAATACTTCGCCAACCCTGACGCAGGCGGCAGGCAAGGCATACGGAAGATCTGCAACACCTACAACGTTCATCTCGTTAATCCCTACCTCCACTCAAGTGTTTTCGCCTTATTGCACGGGCAGTCCTGGGATGATCTAAACAAGCCGCGTCAAAAAGAGGCGATCCGTGCTGCCTTCCCTGAGCTTGACCCTTTGCAACTTCCAAGGCATACAAACCTGCAGTTAGGTGACTCGAAAATCGCGGAGCGTTTAGGCGAGACGGCGATGGCAGCTGTGCCTGACTCAAACTCCCCTGTCGGGGCATACAACAAGATCCGCAAGCAACGATGAAGCCCTCATACGTCGTCCCTTCAATGGCAGACATCGCCGCTCTGCCTTGGAACGGTTACACCGTTGCATCTACCTTCTCCGGTGGTGGAGGCTCTTGCCTCGGCTACCGAATGGCTGGCTATCGCGTTGCCTACGCACTTGAGTTTGTTGCCGAGGCGCAACGCTGCTACAAAGCGAATCATCCCAACAGTTACCTCGACGGCACCGATATACGAGAGCTAAAGCCCGAACAGCTCTTGCAACGCGCCGGGGTCGCAAAGGGTGCTCTCGACATCCTCGATGGTTCCCCGCCTTGTTCCGCGTTTTCTACTGCCGGTGCTCGTGAAAAAAACTGGGGCAAGGTCAAGTCCTATTCCGACCGCTCGCAACGCGTTGATGACCTGTTCTATGAGTTCGCCCGGATCCTCAAAGGCGTTCAGCCGAAAGTGTTTGTTGCCGAGAACGTAAGTGGATTGATCAAGGGAGCCGCTAAGGGCTACTTCAAGCGGATCTTGCAAGCTCTTCGTGATTGCGGTTACGACGTTTCTTGCCGTGTTCTCGACGCCCGATGGCTCGGGGTTCCGCAAATGCGAAAGCGAACCATTTTCGTTGGCGTCAGAAAAGATCTGCAGTTGCCGCCTGCACACCCCAGCCCTTTCCCCTACAGCTACAACATCGGTGATGCTCTAAATACTCCCCCCTCAGACACAACAGCCAAGTGGCTCGGGGAGGACACCGAAACATTTCGGTTCTGGTCGCAAACGAAAGCAGGCGACACGCTCGGGAATACTTGCAAGCGGCTTACCGGCAAAAACAGCTTTATTACGCATTGCAAGCAGTCGCCTTGTCTCCCCGCTAACACAATCACGCAAGGCACTCAGCAGCTCTACCACTGGACCGAGCCAAGAACCCTGACCCTCGGAGAGTTGCGCCGCATCGGAGGATTCCCTGATGACTTCATCCTTACCGGAAAGTTTTCGCAGCAGTGGGAGCGTATAGGCCGCGCAGTCCCACCGTTAATGATGGCACAGGTTGCTAAAACTATTGAACAGGAGATCTTGTCAAAGTTGTGATGAACATTCCCGCTAGTTGGACATTTGAAACCCCGGATGTTGCGACCGGATTCGATAACCACGTCCGCGAACAACTTCCCTGGTACGACTTGGCAACCAACGCGATCACTCACATCGCGCGGCATTACATCCCGAAAGGCGGGCTGGTCTACGACCTCGGCGCAGCGACGGGCAACATCGGCCGAGCGATCGCGCCGGTGCTCGAGGATCGCGACGCGAAGCTGATCGGGATCGAGCCGTCGGCCGAGATGGTGAAGCGTTACGACGCCCCCGGCGAAGTGATTTGCGCGAAAGCAGAGGAGGTTGACTACGAGGGCTTTGATCTCGCGGTCGTCTTCCTGACGCTGATGTTTGTTGAGCCGCGGAAGCGGATTCAGCTGATGAACCGGCTGCACTTCGCTTGCCGACCCGGCGGCGCGATCGTCGTGTTCGACAAGCTCGAGCCAGCTAGCGGCTATCTGAGCACAGTTTTCTACCGGCTAACGCTTGCGGGCAAACGTGCTGCTGGCGTTGGGGCTGAAGAGATCATCCAGAAGGAGCTGAGCCTCTCTGGCGTCCAGCGTCCGATCGCCGAGGGGCAGTTAGGCAAAGCCGGCTACTTGTGGTTCAAGTTCGGCGACTTTGCCGGCTGGCTGTTTGAGCGTCCTGTCGGCAAAGATCAGACGCCCTACACATGAACCTTCAGGCCTACGCCGCTCACCGCAAAGCAAAGGGCCTGCGCGGTACTAGTCATGTCGCTGTGCTGCAGGCCATCCAGACCGGCCGGCTCACTGACCCTGCTGTTCGTAAGATCAGCAACCGTTGGGTGATCGACCCAACCCTGGCCGATTTGCAATGGGTCTCCAACACTCAAAGCAAGATCACGCAGGACACGCCACGCGAGGTGGCTACGCAGAAGTTGATGACAGCCGGCCCGACCATGGCCGAGGCTCAGCGGGCCAAGGTCGTCTATCAGGCCGAAAAGGAGCGCCTAGAGGTCATGAAGCTCAAAGAGGAGCTTGTTTCCGCTGCTGAAGTGAAAGCCGCTGCATTCGCTGAAGCACGTCGCGCTCGTGATGCCCTAATGACCCTGCCTGATCGCTTAGCGGCTCAAGTAGCCGGCACCAGTGACATCAGGCAATGCCATGTGATCTTGACTGAGGAAATCAGGGTTATATGTCGCACAATCGCAGATCTGTCCGATGCCTGATGGTTTGAAGCTCTACGCCCCGGCCTACCGCAATGGCTGGGTGCCCCCAGATCCGATGACCGTTGCAGAATGGGCCGATCGTTATCGCGTGCTCAGCAGCAAGGGCTCAGCGGAACCTGGCCCATGGCGCACTGATCGCACTCCATACCTACGCCAGCCGATGGAATGCCTTAGCCCCAGCAGCCCCTACCGGCGTGTGGTGCTGATGTTTGGATCGCAGCTAGGCAAAACTGAAGCGTTGATCAACTGGCTCGGCGCGATTATCCATCTATGGCCGGCGCCTACCTTGCTGGTTCAGCCAACACTCGACATGGCCAAGCGCCTGAACCGGCAGCGCCTGGAGCCCCTGCTGCGAGAAACGCCGGTGCTGTCGGAGTTGGTGCCGCCAGCCAGGGCCCGCGATAGCGGCAACACCATGTTCCTAAAGGAGTTTCGCGGCGGCCTGTTTGCCCTCACCGGCGCCAACAGCGGCAGCGGCTTGCAGTCCATGCCGGCGGCCTACCTGCTGGCTGATGAGGTGTCTAGCTACCCCTTTGAGGCTGACGACAAAGGTGATCCGCTCGAGAACGCTGAGGCGCGCACATCAACCTTTCCGATGGGCAAAGTGCTGATCACCAGCACGCCCGGCACCCGCGGCATGTGCCGCATCACTCATGAGTTTGAGAACCGATCAGATCGCCGACAGCTAGCACTGAAGATGCCCTGCTGTGGTGCGCATGAGGTGCTGCGCTGGCGTGAGCACATGAAGTGGGATACACCTGATGGGGAGGTGTTTGCTCAGTGCCCTGCTTGCGGTGAGCGTGTCGCCGAACGCCATAAGACCACGATGCTCACTGGTGCGCAGTGGCAAGCAACGGCCAAGGGCGATGGCATCACCGCAGGCTTCCACTTGCCGGCTTGGTACGCCCCGGCCGGATGGACTAGCTGGGGGCAAATTCGCGATGAGTTCCTGCGAGCCAAAACTGATCCACTGCTCCTGAAGGGCTGGGTGAACAAACGTGCTGCTGAGGCCTGGGAGGATGAAGCTGTCGCTGCGATCAATGCCGATGGCTTGGTTGCCCGTGCGCAAGCTGATGGCTACAGCAGCGGGACCTGCCCTAAAGGCGTTGTGCTCCTGCTGATGGCAGTTGATGTGCAAGATACCTGGCTTGAAACGACCGTCTGGGGCTTTGGCCGCGGCGAAGAGATGTGGCGTATCTGGCACCAGAAGATCGAGGGCAGCCCTGCCTACGACGAAGTCTGGGATCAGATCGACAGCATCCGCAAGACGCAGTTTCCCCGGCAAGATGGCGGCACCCTTACTGTGCGCCATTGCGCTGTAGACACTGGCGGCCACTTCACGCAAGAGGCTTATGAGTTCTGCCGTTCACGTACAGCTGAAGGAGTGATCGGCATCAAGGGCAGCAGCAACAGGTCAGCGCCAGCTCTAGGCAAAGGGAGCAAAGTTGACGTGAACTGGAGAGGACGTGTCATCAAAGGCGGGTTGACGTTGTACCAAGTCGGAGGCGACACGCTGAAGCGCACGATTTATGCCCGCTTAAAAAAAGACGGCACTGGCCCTGGCTCGATTCACTTTGGCAATGACGTAACAGAGCAGTACCTGCAAGGTCTTACGTGCGAAAGACTGGTCCCCAAAACCGTTAAGGGCTTTCAGGTGCTGACGTGGGAGAAGCCCAGCGGAGCACGAAATGAGCCGCTTGACTTGTGCGTTTACTCAC